GGTCGTACCGGAAGACGTGTAGGTACCGATGCCGACTTCCCACTGGGTGTCGCCATTAATCGTGTAGTACGTCGTGTTACCGTTACCGATTACCGAAAAGTTCTGATACCCGGTTGGCGCGGTCCCGCTGAGCGTTACCGTACCCGTACCAGTTGTAGCAGTGGTATCCCTAACGCGATCAGCGAGGACAAGAGCCATTAGTTTTCCTTACGCGATACGAATAATGGCCGTCGTGTTTGTGGCCGTCGGGAAGATAATCGTAAAATCACCATCCGTCGAGGTCTTATCCGAACCAAAATCCAACACAGCCACAGCAGCATTCGTCAGCGTGGTGTTCGCGTTCGAGTTAGCCGAAGGGGTCGTGTTATAGATCAGCGCGCCACGTGCCGTGATCGTCGCGTTAGCAAAGGTCAGGTCGCCAAAATCAGTGAAGCCCGTACCAGAAGAGGCCGAGTTGTTCGACGTCACAACCCCGAGGCGTGTCAACGTGCCACCACCAGCGGTGTAGTTCGTGCCCGAAGATGAAACTTCCTGACTGGATGTATATGCCGTTGTGTTGGCATCCAGAGAAGCGGATGAGGTGTACAGCGACAACTTGAAAGTGTCACCACCGGTAGCCCGGAAATCGTGCACCGCGAGCATAAGCTCGGCCTTAAAGCTGGTGCACATTGCTTGCGTAATTGCCATTGCGGCCTCCTTATGCGTCGAGGATCGGAATCAACTCTGGATGACCCGCCTGCTTGAATTTATTGACCAGAGTTACGTTATGGGACCGCACAGCCTCGTGCATATAGTGGATGAGCACCTGACGGATGCTGTCCTTGAAGGCTTCGGCCTGATCGCGGATAGCAGGATGTGCCTGACTACCCACGTAGATGATTTTGTCGAGAGCGCGCTCAGCAGTTTCCTCAGGCGTGAAACCACGTCCTTCGGTCGCCATGACCATCACACTTCCGACATCGTTAGAACCGTTAAACATATTACCTCA